AGTCATGGTTTTGGGTTCTGAGGGTTACTGAAAACCTACTAACCCCAGCAGGGGTTAGTAGTTCTCACGCACTAGGCGTAGGGCACGGCCGGGAACAGGGTGATCCCAACGTCGTGACCAAGGGTCGTATCGGTGAAGCTCTCACCGGTGAGGTTCACCAGCACGGACTGGTCCACCGGGAACTCACGTCCACCGCCGCCGAGGTTCATCGACGGGATGTCAAACGCAATCGCACCATCCTCGTTTCGGAGGATCGCGAGGAACGTCACCGTGGTGTTGTTCTTCACGGCGTTGACGATCGACTTGTTCGTGAAGAGCATCTGCCCTTCCACGTTGACTTCGAAGAGACCGCTGTTCACAAACGTCGCGCCGAGGGTGCCCAAGCACTTCTCGGGGGAGACGTTGTTGCGGAGCGTCAGCGTCAGCGACTTGAAGCAAATCTCGGAGGCAGCACTGACCACGTCGGTCGTGATGGACACCAAGTCGCTCGACGTGTTGAACGCCGTCGTGCGGAGCGGGGAAACGCCGCTGCTGGCCCCGGTCTTCCGGGTGGGCGTCACGTCGTCGCTGTTCGTGCCGATGAAGCCGAAGTTGACCGTGGCCTTGTCCGCGAGCGGCACGTTGAGCGCCATCTCGTTCGCGAAGTTGCCAATGGCGTATTCGTATTCGTCCGTGCCCGAACCGCCCAAGTCCGGATAGTCCACCTCAAACTGGTAGGTCCGCTCCAGGTATTCGCTGTCCGTAGAAGCGGCCGTGACGGCCACGTTCCGAAGGAAGCGACCGAACATGATGTCTTGACTGAAGGTCGCAGCACCGGTAGCCGTGGACAACGTCGAGCTGATCTTGTCGAGCTGGAGAGTCGTCGTGCCGGTTCCACCGGTGATCCGAGCGTAGCCGTAGCTCGCCGTGCCGGCAGCACCAAGAGCGTTCTGGAGCGTGCCCGTAGACGTCAACGAGCCGATGTGGATGAACATCCCGTCGAACAGACCGAGATCGGCCCACGTCGTCGTTCCGCTCGCCGCGAGTGCCGCGCCGGATGCGAGCGTTGCGGTCTGGTTCGGGAACGAGCCCGAGACCGTCAGCGTCAGGTCCGCGTCGTTGAGAATACGAACACCCGCAACCTGAAGCGAAGCGTTGACTGGCGGAGTCTCAACGACCAACGTCGAGCCGCTCACCGTCAAGGTCGTGCCGGTGCCGGGGTCCACGGTCAACGCGTGGAGACCGTTGTTGCCGGATTCAAGGTAGCCTTGGCCGTAGAGCAACGTGGCGACTTCACTCGTCGTGAACTCCAGCTTGGTGTCCATCGGCGCTGCGATGGTATCCACGGTGAAGGTCGTCGAGGTCGCTGCCGGCGGTGGAACCGTTCCGGTGCTGGCCCGAAGGTTGAACTCCTTGTTCGCGTATTCCGCGAAGACGAAGCCTTCAGCAAAGTCGTCGAATGCGTCCCACGTCAAGTCCGTTTCGAACTCAACGACGCTATCGAGGTCGGTGACAGTTCCTTTCTTCCGGCCGCGATCTTGAGAGATCGGTCGCCGGACCGTGGTGGCGATCGTCGCCCCGTAGGAACCAATGGTGTTGAACTCCGCGATCCGCCAGGCAGTGCCAGCTACACCGATCGAAGATTCGATGGTGTATCGCAGGGACGTGTTGTTTGTGTTGACGCGTGCCATTGCTGGGTTACCTCACTTGCGCTCGTCGTATTGGAACTCACATTCCAGGTTGATCTGATACCAGCTCTTGTCGGGTCCGATCTCCCGGACGACGACGTTGTTGAATCTGATCGCGTTACTTGAAAGTGAGACACCCTCGAAGATAGCGCGAGCAGCTTGCGATAGGGAGTCCGCTTCCGCAACCCCCTGGTCAACTGGTGTAAAGACTTGGATGAAAACGACACCGGTCCGCTGGTAAGTGTTGTTTCCGGTGCCCCCGATACACTCCAGCGTCGATCCGCGGTGGCGAACGATTACACGAACCCAGGCGGTATCCGCCGGATTGTCATACTTCTCGTTGTCGAAGGTGAACGCGGACGTTGCGCCCCAATCGTCTACCCACTTCTGGTAGATAGTTTCTCGTGCTACGGCGAGGGTGACCATCAGCTTCCGGCCCCCGGCGGCAAGCCGCGTCGAGAATCAATCTCAATCGCCTTCATGATTGCGTTCTGAACGAAGCCAGCAGGGGCCTGAGCCGAGCTACCTTCGTTCAGCAACACGATGTAGGGGACGTTGTTGCTGATGAAGATCGAGCCTTGGTTCAGCTTGTATGCAGCGGCGACCTCCGCCAAGCCTCGTTGTTGCATGCTCGTATCGAGGATGCCCGCTTCGGCCGCTTCACGCGACCCGGCGGTGCCGGTGGGTGGCGTGCCGATACCCGGAACCCAATTGGTTCGAGCCCACCCGGTATCGACCGGGGTGCCATAGCCCGTGTTCGGGCTACTCACCAGGTTTGCGACAATATCCAGCACCACTTTCTTCATCACCGCCTCAACGGTGGTTTCCAAAGCGTCCAAGACGATTCGGATGTTGCGACGCCGGGACGCCACTTACCCCTTCAGCAACGCCTCGGCGCGCTTCTTGCCTTGGACCTTCTTGACGGATTGATCGGAGTAGAGCACGCGATACCAACCACCGCCGGTATGCATCATAGACACCGGCTTCTTCTCGTCCTTCGCGACGGGACCGGCCGAAGCCTTGATCCGTTTCGCTTGGGACTTGGGCAAGGGCTTCTCGATCAGCTTGCCCGGACCGTTCTCGGTCAGCACGTCGCGGATCTCGATGCCCACCCCAATCGCATACTCGTGGGTTGCGATGAAGCCCCCGTCAAACCACACCTTCAGCTTTGCTCGGCCGATCAACTCGATCAGACGCGGCGTCACGGGGTCACCCGGCGCGCTGAACTCGTAGCCCGGTAGGTTGAAGCGCAAGCGCTTCATGAACACGAACTTGTTGCCGGGACTGAAAGCATCCCGAGGATGACGAACGATGCGTTGGTGGGCCATGATTGGGTTCGGGGGTTCGGGGTTGGGGCGAGCCGAAGCCCGCCCCGGTCAGCACTAGCTGACAGCGTCGAGGAAGAACGAGCCGAGATCGGCGGCGACCAGCTTCTGGTCAAACGCCATTTCGATCTCAACGCGGTCCGAAGCGTTCTCTTCCATGCGGAAGCGCTTGATGCGCGAGCCGAGAGCACCAGCACCGAGGAAACCGGTCCACGAGAACGTGTAACCGGCCGACGGGATCATGATGCCAGGCGACGGCGCGCGGTAGGCCAGCAACGCGTGGTTGCCACCGATGTAGCTGTGGGCGTTCGCCGCACCCTCAACCGCGGTGTTCTGGATCGCGTCCATGACCAGCACTTCGTCCATCTCGAACAGAGCCGCGAGGTTCTGCCTGAGCACGATCGCCGTGCCAGCGGTCTGACCGCGGTCGATACGACCGACGATGTCCGGGTGGTCAACCAGCGCGTCCCAGACGTGGCGGCCAATGACCATCACGTTCGGGCGGAAGCCGGTCAGCTCGCCGATCGCCGTAGCACCGCCACGCACGTCCTCGATCGGGGTCGAGGTCGAAACGTCCCAGCGCAGGAACTGCGTGCCGGTCGGGCTGGAAGCGACACCAGCACGCTCGGTCGTCCAGAGGGACGTGACGAAGTGCTTCGAAGCCCACTCCACTTCCTTGCGGATCAGAGCCTTCGTGCTCAAGAACTCGGTTGCTTCACGGTCGAGTTGAATCGGCGTGTCGGCGTTCGCGCGGAGCTGGTCCGCGATGTTCTTGTGAAGACCCCAAACCTCGGCGTTGTAGGTCGCCGTGCTGAGGCTGTAGGTGGCCCCGGACGTTTCAGCACCGGGAGCCCGGCGCGTCATCTCGTCGCGGTTGAACATGCCCCGGTCGTAGGTGAAGTAGCTGTCGCTTTGCTTCGAGACCGGAACAACGGGGAAGACCCGGTCAGCGATGAAGCTGGACTGGCTCTGCATGAACGCCAAGCTGACGTTCGACAGCGGTCGGTTGACATGAACGTCAGACCGCGATGGTGCAATATACCCAGGCATTTGTTATGCTCCTGTAGATGGTGGTGAGAGGTCTCAACCAGGACTAGGTGACCTGGTCGAACTCCCGGATGAACTGGATCTCGATGATCTCACCAGCAGCCGAAGCGGCAGTGAGAGCAAGCCCTGCGCGGTAGTTACCCGCGCCCGAGACGGCGGTGATGGCGCGGCCAGCGTTGTCGCTGCCGACAAAAGCGCCTACGGCAACCGCCGCACCCGCTTCAACCTTCGCGATGCCGCCATCAGGCACGACCATCGGGAAAACGTCGCCGTCCGTGGAAACGGACTCGCCGCAAATGCCGTCCATGCGCGCTTGCGCGACGCCAACGTGATCATACTTGCTGTCGCCAGCCGCGAACGCGACGAAGCGATAGACCGTGACAGCCGAGCCAGCAATGCGGCTGATTGCCCGAGTGCTTTCGTAGGTAGCCATTAGGTTGTTCCTATGTTGTGTTCAGTTTTCGGGTGAAAGAGCAACGACTAGCGTTGCTCCGATTGTGCGATGTCTTCCTCGTAGAGCTTCTGGCCCTCCGTGGTATCCAACGCCTTGCCGTAGGCAGCAGCGAAGGAAATGTTGTCGCGCTTGCTGATCTCCATGACCATCGTGTCCAGCTTCGACAAGTTGTCGCTGCCGTCGTTGATCTC